TAATTCGAAACCCTGCTCCTTGCAGGGTCTGCCAGACATAAGCACCTGGCACTGATGAGATAGCTTTTAACCACAATATAAAGGAGAAATAAAATGACAAAGACAGAACGCATCATAAATTTCTTAACGGCTGGCCTGAAGAAAACGGAGATTCCGACCAACACCAGAAAATACCGGAAGTTCACTGGCCGGAACGAAAATAACTTTTACTTCGTTGGCAAGGCTGGTGCAGTTCGCTCAGGTCGGATTCATTCCGACTCCATCAGCATTACAGATTTGATCTGCAAGAATATGGCAATGTGGGAAAGGAAAGGAAGCATTTTAACAGTTAATAAGGAGGACAAATAAAATGATGAAGCAAGAATTCACCGCATTAATCGGCGTTAACCTACCCGATCACGACTGGGACATCGTCCAGACCGTTTATCAATTCCATCCTGCTATTTCAGACACGGATGGAAAACGGCAAATTGCTGATCTGTACCTCAGCTTCGGGATGCTCCCAATAATTGATATGCTGGAAAGAGCGCAGAAAATCGGGTTGCTGAAACAAAAAATCAGCGTACTGGAGCAGGAAATTGAACACCACAGGAACGAGATTACGGCGTTATCAAACTTTTAACCATAAAGGAGGCAATATGGAAGTTCACCACATTCAATGTAGTACAGAGGCCGATGGTTACAAACTCCGGGCTCAAATCCAAAAATTGGGATGGTTTTGCAGCCATCCTTTCCTCAACCACCTCAATCAATGGTGCGTTACCACAAATCAAATTTAACCTTTTTATCGAGCCCCTGAAATTAAGGCGCCAGGGGCTTTATTAAGCGGGTTAATTTAACAATAACCAAAACAAAAGGGGAAACTAATATGTGGGAAATCAAAATATTCAAAACCGAAAAATCCCTGAAAAACTGGCTTGAAAAAAACAAGAACAAATATCAGATCATCCAGGTGTTCGTAAATAATTCATTTGCGCTGGAAGTCAAACGCTTGAGAAAAATCTTATAAAGGAGGTGGATGATGCCAGTTGATTTCACGCCGGTAGCAATTACGATTTTCCGCCCGATCAACTGGGTGGAGAAGTTCATTGACAAGCTCCCAGCCTCAGATTTCAAGAGGCTGGGCGACCAGTGCATCCTGTTTCTCACTCCAGAATGCGCAAAGCGATTTATGAGGCGCTTCAATCATTTCGAGCCGCTGATCAAACACAAAAAGAAACTGGATTTTGATATTTCGGATTTGCCTGTCCGAATATCTGAAGAAAACCCTGCTACACTTAAGCATTTAACGCAGAGCAGGCGTAAAAAGTTCCCGGAGTATATTATAGCCTCTTACGATGGCAAGCAGGGATTTCGCTGCCAGGTGCTTGACGATGGCTATATTTACGGTACAGGCGAACTCATTAAATTATCCGGCCGGAAATGGCGCGGAACAAACTTTTATTTTGTTGATGAAAGGAAGGAGGAATCCGATGGAGACCCCAAAAAGATACACGATTAGCAGTATCTGGGCGCGGGAAAAGAACATCCCGGCAACCTTTATTGCTGTGGCAACCAGACGAACAGCAAAAGCAATCCAGCTTACAGGACAGGGCACGCTGGACGCCCGAGGCAATTGCATCAAGTGCGGACGGCCGCTAACACATCCGGTTTCCCTTCTGACTGGGGTCGGGCCAGAATGTGGACAACACTTTTGGAACGAAGCGGTACTCGGGCCATTTGGATTCACCGAGGAGCATGCAGCAAAGCTGAAGCAGATGGTTTTGAATATCCGGTTTGAAAACGTATGGCTTCCGTTATCGGCGATTAAGGAAACCACTGAAACGCTGGAAAAGATAACCATTACTGAGCCGAAAGAAAAAGCACCGCGGGCAAAGGAAGCGAAGCTGGTGGGCAAGCAGATTGAAATTCGCTTTGAATTTGATATCAAAGTAGTGGCAGCGATTAAAACGCAGGTGGAAGGACGCCGCTGGGAACCAAATAAGAAAATCTGGACGGCCCCAACTACAATTAAGAACGTTCAGACATTAAAAGCTCTTGGATTTTCCTTAACAGGAGATGATTTTAGCGAAATCATTCAAGCATACTCCAAAGAAATAGCAGGATTAACGCCAACAGATAAAATTGATTTCGGCAAACTGGATTCAATCCTCAGACCATTCCAGAAAGCTGGAGTTGAGTTCATTAACCGCTGTAATGGGAACGCCCTTGTGGCTGATGAGATGGGACTCGGAAAGACCATTCAAGCTCTCGCATGGCTGGATATTCATCCTGAGATCCGGCCTGCTGTAATCGTTGTTCCGGCCTCGCTGAAACTGAATTGGGCGAAAGAAGTTCGGCAATGGATGAATAACAAAAAGACATCTTATATCTGCTCTGGCAAATCGCCTATGGCAACCGATGTGAAACCTGTTATGGAATCTGATATCTGCATTATCAATTACGATGTTTTAACCGACTATTGGATCGAATTGTTCAAGAAAGCCGGAGTTCAGGCGATGATCCTTGATGAATCTCATTTCATCAAAAATGATTCCACAAAGCGAACAAAAGCAGTTAAAAAACTGCACCGAAGCGTAAAACATACTATCGCATTATCAGGGACACCTATTACCAACCGGCCAATTGAATTTTATACCACGATCAAACTGCTTGCCCCTCAACTATTTGGAAGCAGATTCCAGTACGCGATGCAGTTCTGCAATGCCCATAATAATGGGTACGGCTGGGATTTTAACGGCGCTAAAAACATGCAGCAACTCAATGAAATCCTAACCTCAAGTATTATGGTACGTAGGCTGAAAAAAGACGTACTGAAGGAACTTCCAGAAAAAATACCATCTGTAGTACCTATGGAAATTGACAACAGGACAACATATCAAAGAGCAGAAAAGGATTTTATCAAATTCCTGAAAGAAGTTGATCCAAAAAAAGCGAAATCCGCAGTAAGGGCAGAGCAGCTCGCTAAAATAGAATATCTAAAACAGCTCACAGTCGCCGGTAAAATGAAAGAAGCCGTAGCATGGATTAAAAACCACATTGAAGTCAATGGGAAGCTGGTGGTTTTCTGCACGCATAAAGAAACTGTTCGATATTTAATGTCTGAATTTAAAGAAATCGCAGTCAAATTGGATGGCGAAACATCACACAATGAAAGACAGGCAGTAGTTGATAAATTCCAGACAGATGAAAATATCCGGCTATTCATAGGAATGATTGACTCCCAGGGGCGCCCGGCTGGTTTTGGAATTACGCTTACAGCTGCCAGTTCAGTTGCTTTCTTAGAATTTGTATGGTCACCGAAAATACATGATCAAGCGGAAGATAGAATACATAGAATCGGACAAGAGGATGTCTGTAATATTTATTATCTGATTGCAGATAACACGATTGAAAACGATATCGCAGACCTGCTGGACCAGAAACGAAAAGTGCTGAATGCAGTATTGGATGGTATTGATACAGATCAAGATTCTTTATTAAGCGAATTAATCTCAAAATACAGGGAGGAATAAAATGAACACAGAATTATACAGTGAATATTGTGCCTACGTTTCAAAGGCAATTCCAAAAATAGCATTTCAATTTCAATTGCCAGAATACCTGCTGGAAGAGTATTGCATGGACGCTTTTCCGGCATTCGAAAAGAATTTTGATCTGAGCAAAGCTTGCCTGAAAACGTACGCAAGCCGAATCTTCAAAAACATTGCAATTGATATGGCGAAGAAGGCTCCGGTCGAGGAATTCAACGAAGCTGATTACGCCGCATATATCAGCCAAGAGCATCAAGTGATTTTATCTGATGCAATCCAGTGTTTATCAGATGCGAGCAAATGGATCGTTGATTGTGTGCTGACTGGCGAAGCTCCAATCAAGAAAGTAAAGCGTCATGGACAAATGGAAAAGACAAGCATCAAGAAATGGTTGATTGATAAAGGCTGGACGATGAAGAAGATCGACAAATGCTTTTCTGAGATCGGCCAGATGCTTCAGGAGGTAGCGGTATGAAACGAAAGATTAAAATGACACGAAAACGGCCAGAGCCGGTCGAAGATAAGTTTTATTTCAAGCACCCGTTCGGCGGCATGACCCCACATCCTCCGACAGATTGCAAAGCAAAACGCATTCTGGTAGATGATGAAGGGAATAGGTGGTGTGATAATTACTTTTGCGCCGCCATCTGCAAGCCGCATTACTGCAAGGAAAACAGGGAATACACCGACTATTTATATTCTAAAATGGGCAAAAAGGAGAATTAAGATGAAAAAATATGAACTTACAGCAGAAACGATTATAAAAAACGGAAGAACCCTGTTTCGAATCAAAGCACTTATTTCTTTTGGCGGCGTAGCAAAGGATGAAAAAGGCGGATTCATTGAAAAAGAAGCTAACCTATCCCATAAAAATGATGCATGGGTTTACGGTGATGCAGAGGTTTACGGGAATGCAAGGGTTTCCGGGAATGCANGGGTTTCCGGGAATGCAAGGGTTTCCGGGAATGCANNGGTTTCCGGGAATGCAAGGGTTTCCGGGAATGCAAGGGTTTCCGGGAATGCAAGGGTTTCCGGGAATGCAAGGGTTTCGAAAAAAGCAATAACAATTGATGGTGCCTGTCAATTCCACATTACTGTATGCGATACTACTATCCAAATCGGATGCCACTGCCATACCGTAGCAGAATGGGAAAATATTAAACTCAGCGATGCGTATGCAGATGAATGCGCTTCAAACGCTGCTTACAAGAAATGCATAATGGCGTATGAATTTGCAAAAACCTTAATCGAATAAAGGAGGCGTGATAATGGATCTTGCAAGACTGTGCTCAGATTTCGGAATCTCCGTAAAAGAAGGCGCAAGAGCAGAATGGGTAAACATTCACTGCCCATTCTGCGCAGGATCAAAAGATTTCCATCTCGGGTATAATGTCAATCAGGATTTCTTCACCTGCTGGCGGTGTGGGTGGAAACCGAAAGAGAAAGTGATCGAAGCCCTCACGTCCGTTTCTCCGAGCGAGGCAGCAAAGTTAATAGAGAAATATGGGGGTAAAGCCGTTCGGCCTGTAAAACGTAAATCACGGCCTGTAACGGTTAAAAGAAAAGGTTTCAAATACCCGTCCCGAACAGAAGACCTTACGCATGCCCATCGGAAGTATTTGATCAGCCGAAAATTTGATCCAGATTACCTGATTGAGCGGTACAAAATTATGGGCACCGGGCCGGCAAGCAATCTGGATGGGCTGGATATGAAATGGCGCCTTATCGTTCCAATTATTTTCAATGGCAGAGAAGTGAGCTGGCAGTCCAGAAACATAAAAGATTATGCCAAAAACAACCGCAGGCAGAAATACAAATACATTACCTGTGCAAAAGAACGTGAGCGGATCTTCCATAAGGATATTTTGTACAATTATGATCGGGCGAAGAAATCGGATTGGTGTGTGGTGTGCGAAGGGATTCTTGATGTTTGGCGGCTGGACAGTCCAGCAGTTTGCACATTCGGAACGAAATACAAAATAAAACAAATTCAACTTCTCAAAGGATTCAAGATTGTTTTTATTGCCTACGATCCTGATCCGGCTGGGCAGGAGAACGCGAAGAAAATGAAGGCTCAGCTTGAATGGGCTGGCGTAAAAGTAGAAATCATAACGAATATGCCGTGTGATCCTGGCGATATGACGCAGGCATACGCAGACGGCTTTATGAATCACCTGGAAGAAACCGCAGAAATGCTTTTAATGACAATATAAGGAGAAAAAGAAATGAAAAAGATTGAAATGCAGATAGAATGCCCGAATTGTGGAGGTACAGGGTTATATCAAGGAATGGGAGAAGGTAATGGCGCTGCTGTAATTTGCCACACCTGCAATGGCACTGCGAAGAAAACATTTAAATACTCATATAATGAATTCACAGGGAGGAAAATCAGAAAAGGCGTTCACCGAGTGTACTTATCTGGCATGGGATATAAAATAGCTACTGGCAAACTCAATTTTGCAAACGGAATAGGCGAGATTGATATGGATAAAGAAGGCGTCAGCTATGCGGAGTTCCTTAATGGTAAAATGCCTGAACATATTAAACGCCTCGGATGCCCAATGACCGCCGATCAAGGCGCGTGTCATGAAATAAAAGGGTTTGTTAATAAATGCGAAGAATTGAATGGCGGCTGGATCGGACGTATCACGAGTTGCAAATATCAGCCAAATAAACTGGAATGTTGGGAACGTTTTAAATCTTCAAAATAGGAGAAAACAAAATGACCGAATTCGCATGGGGTATGCTGGCAGGCTGGATCATTGGCGCTGGATGTGTTGGCGTATTTTATTACGCTCATTATCACGATCTGTGTGACGAAATAACGAAGCTCAGGCAGTGGGGTATCCGGCAGCGAAGAGAAAAATATTTTTAAAATATTATTTTCTTTATTCAAAACAGTATAAAGGGTATATTATATTTGCTTGGCGAAGCAATTTTCTCATACTGTAAAACAAAGTGATTAAAAGAGCATTCACAAAAGCCTTTATCAGGGGCGGTGAGTTTCTTTTTCATATCTTTTTACTTTGTTTTACTGGGATATGAGAGATTGCTTCGCCGCCTTGCCGCCCCTGATAAAGGCTTTTTTATTTTTAAATGAAGGATAGGCGAAGATGAAAAAAGAATATTCAGAAAAAATTGACAGATTATTATCCTATTACGAAGGATACAAAACCGCATTTACTGAACAGGAAGAAAATACACCAAGTCCTTTATTAATAAAAATGATTACAAGTTTAGAACATAAATTGAGCGAAGCAGATTTAAAAAATTGCATAGAACTGGCAATTATAAGCGGATGCGAAAATAAAAACATTGAAGAATGTTTTTATAATGCAGGATACGAATGCTTAGAAGCTACGGGCGGAAGCACGCCACCATCCATGAACAATAGAAAAATAGTTGACTTCGAAATTGATCCTTTTATATGGGAGAAATTTAAACAGATAAATGACACAAGACACCAACATATTTTTAAAAACAGACCAAAAAAATCAGAAAATATTTCGAACCCTCGTGAAAGAATAGTCAATCTAATCTACCACTTCATAACTGAATATGGTCCGACCTACGAATTTAAAACTTCGATAACTAAAAAATTAAAAGGGGATTAATTATGAACGGAATCCATCCCCTTTATACATTATGCTGCTCCAATGAATTTAATCAGGACTTCAAACCATTTCTTCATTTATTCGGAGTCAACGCTGGAATCCTGTTATCCCATCTGGTATCAAAAATGAATTTTTATTATACCAAAGACCTGCTCGTTGACGGCGAATGGTTTTATAGAAAGCGGGATGCTATTGAAGAAAGTACGGCGCTAACAAGGCCACAACAAAGAAATGCACTTGCTATACTTTCTAAAATTAGAATTATTGATATGCATAAAAAAGATAATCCAGCAAAAATGTATTACAAAATAAACACGTCAATTCTGCTATTTGTTTTGCATGAGTATAACGAATTTAAAAAGCATATTGAGAATAACGCACCGGAGAAATTAAGTGAAATCGGCCGCAAAGCCTTACAAGAGTATAGAAGTACTGAAACATTACCACAAGATGTACTGAAACATTACCACAAGATGTTACCAAAATTAACTTCTCTTATAAAGGATTATATTGAATTAAATTATAAGAAAATAGAGTTTAATTTTTCCTTTCAAAATTCTCAAAAAGGCTTTTTATTGGAAGCTCCAGAAGAAGCACCCGCCAAAAAACAACCAGCTAAATTTTCCTTCAATGAATCACTTTTATTGTTCCCGGCAGAATTTCAAGAAAACGAAGATTTCAAAGAACAGTGGAAAGCATGGTGGAAAATTAAAAAAAGCCATTTCAAAAAACCTATTTCAAAGCATGTTGCAAAAACAGCCGCAAAAATATTCAAAAACAATCTTTCAATGGAAGAAGTGATTGCACGCCTCAAACGTGCTGCTGATCCTGAAAAACCATATTTCCATTGCTATTTTGATGATGACAAAGGACGCACCCCCGGTAGCATAATTAAACCAAAGAAACCACCCACCTCCAAAAAACCAAAAAAGCCTTTATCGGAAATGACCAGAGCCGAGCAAGCCGATGCAAAGGAAGCCGCGAAAGAAATCAAACTGATCACCGATTATCTGGATTATTTTCATGTCGATTATGACCCGGACGCCATTGATGCTGAATTGCAGCGTGGCCGGGATTATCTGGAAGCACTTTACAAGAAAGCAGGTGACGCCAGCAAAAAACAAAAATTAGGGCCGTATGATATTGATTACGCCCGAATATGGGTGGAGCATCTCCCAGCAATGCGGGATGTTATCAAAGCGTACATTGACGATCTTGTTAAATGGGTAAACGAACCGAACGCCGGATTCTTTAAATGGGATCATAAATCATTTGTCCAATTCCGCCAAAAAATGCAACGGCAGTATTACAGTTACGACTGGGAAAAGGGACGTCCAATCCAATCATAAAAATAAATTCTAAAATCTTCCATTAATTTCAGTATAATCTAAAAAGGAAATTGCTATGGATTTTAATATACGTGTTATTGGTAATTCAGAAAATATCATTGAAATAAAAAAGACCAGATGCAGAAAAGCATTTATTTGGAATGGTGAACTTTTTGTATCTCATAAAAATGAAGATGGAATCTACATTATTTCACATTATATTTCTGGATTTATGGCCATTAAACGTTCTGGGAAATTAAAAGACGCCATAAAAGAAGCACAAGACGCCTTATCAGCAACATTTCCTTCCGCACGTGTTATGCGTAATAATATAAAACGGAATCTTATCCATAAAACTGGAATTATAAAATATCGAATCAATGGTGCTGAATAATGGATCAGGAATATATTGAGCGTCGAATAACAGTCGGCGCCATTACCAGCAAAGAGTTTCTTTCATTTATAGACGACCAGTTCCAGCCTGATTATATTCAATCGCCAGAAGCACGATTGATTTTATCGTGGTGTCTGGACTATTACCGGCAGTACAAGAAAGCCCCGAACCGCGACATCCAGGAAATCTTCGAAGTCAAGAAGCAAGAGCTGGATGAAGATAAAATTGATTTTATTTCTGATGTGCTGGAAGGAATGTCTGAGGAGTACGATCCTGAGCAGTTCAACGCCGATTATCTATGGACGCAAACCAAAGATTATTTTAAGCACCGGCACTTGGAATTATATGCAGATCGGATCAAGGGTTATTTAGATACCGATCAATTGGAGCAGGCCGAAATATCGGCTGAGAAATACACACCACCTTCCATTGTTGGTCTGGATGGAATTTATCCTTTCGAAGATCGAGCAGCAGTTAGAAAAGCATTTGAGCATTCGGTCCAGCCATTATTTCATTTTCCTGGATTGCTCGGTAAACTGATGAATGAAGAATTTGTTCGTGAGGGCTTTGTCAATTTCCTTGCTCCTGAGAAACGTGGCAAATCATTTCTGTTAGCAGAATGTGGATTCCGGGCGCAGATGGAAGGAAATAATGTTGCTTTCTTTCAGGCTGGTGATATGAGCGAAGCCCAGCAGATCAAACGTCAGGCAATCTGGCTATCTAAACGATCATATAAAGATAAGTACTGTAAAGAAATGCTCGTCCCGGTGCTGGATTGTATTTGGAATCAGATTGACGATTGTAAGAATGAAAAGAATTGCATGAATTCAGCCGAGCCCCCATTTGCAAACCAATCTGAGCAAAAGATCGCGATTAAGGAATTTGCTGAATATAAAGAGGCTTTGAAAAATAATCCGAATTATGTTCCGTGTACCGCTTGTAAGAATACTGAAAATTTCAAAGGCACTGTTTGGTACCGGCTGCGGCCAGAGGTAAAGCCTCTCACTGCTGAGGATGCCGTCCGGTATATGTTCAAATGGGGCAAGAAGTACCGGGCACGCCTGAAAATGGCAACGTATTCCAATGAATCGTTGACATCTTCAATTATCAGGAATCAGTTATTTCTGTGGGAGCATCGTGAAAACTTCGTGCCATCCGTTATCATTATTGACTACGCGGATATTATGGCTCCGGATAAAGATTGCAAACAGCTCCAGTTCAGGGAGCAGGAAAATAAGAAATGGCAGCGGTTAAGGGCAATCGCCCAGGATTATAAATGCCTTGTCATCACTGCTTCACAGGCAGACGCCGAAAGCTACGCAAATAATGGAACGATTGGCGCAAAGAACTTTTCCGAAGATAAAAGGAAAAATGCCCACGTCACCGCTGGCTTTGGCCTTAATCAAACAGACGCAGAAAAGGAGAAAGGACTGATCAGAATAAATTCGTACCTCGCACGTGATAATGATTTTCTATCATCAAATGCAGTAACCGTTCTTCAACGCTTGCAGATTGGCAGGCCTGTTTTGGGGAGTTACTAATAAACCGGATAGCAATTCCCTTTAAATACCCTCAGCAAGCCGTCTGATTGGCTGAATTTTAAACGATCTTTTTTAATTAATAACTTTATATACCCCTAATAATTTTAACCCGTAAAACAAAGGATAAGACGATGGCGTTAGATATTAATCAACAGATCAGATTAATCGAAGAGAAAATTGATAAATTGAACAAAGAGAAAGAACAGCGAATCTGCGACTGGTTTGATTTTAAGATCAAAGAAAAGGCAGAATTTCTGGAAGCCTTTCGAAATGCCTGTCGCAAAGAAAACGACGAAAAGCAGATCACTCAGAAAGTAACGGCTACAAAGATTTTCACTTTCGATGCCGCTCACTATCTGGAAGGACATCCAGGAGCCTGCCGCAGAATGCACGGCCATACGTACAAGCTGGAAATCACTTTTCAAAAGAATCCGAAGATGCCGGTCAGCAATATGAATCCGCCGGATATGGTACTCGATTTCAGTAAAATGAAATCAAGTATTACAGCATTGATCGTCAATCGGCTCGATCATCAGGTAATCAATGATGTGCCGGAATGGATGAAAACAAACCTCCGCCCGACAGCAGAAAACATGGTCGAGGTATTTGCAAAATGGATTATGAAACATAACAATGGCGAATACGCCGGAAACCTTGTTTCAATCCGGCTATGGGAAACGCCAACCTCATACGCGACCTGGACAAAATAATGGACAGAACACAAATGCTATCGGAACTGGCTTTTGCTATTGCATTACCGGATCAACTGCTTCCTGATCTTCCGAATGGTCGGTTAAAATCCCTTTTACTCCGGCTATCAAAAGCCTGCATAATTGAAGCAAAGAAGCTTAAAACCGTTTCAAAAGCAGAACGGAAGGAAGCAGAAAAGCGAATTCTATTATTCGCGGATAAAACAAAGTGGGAGGGAAAGCAGCTGCACATCTGCACTAAGGTCAATTTCATGCTTGCCCTGTATGACGACCGTGTTTATGGGCAGCGGCTGATCCCAATCCTGAATGAAATTTACGAATACTTTGCAAGGGTCAAGGATGCCCCAAAAGCATGCGAATGGTCCGCTGCTCTTGCATTAGACAAATGGGAGGAGGTGTTGAAAGAATGCCAGTAACAGCACCAAAGAACAACATACAGGAAAACAAGCAGATGCCTACACTGCTTCCACTGGATATTCTGCTGCGGTATCTGGAGCCTGCGTATCGTGAAGGGCTGATCAAGTATTACCGGGAATCACACAGGCTCGGGTTTCCTGTCAGCGTAATGATTGATGCTGCTTTGCGTCATATCACTGAATTCTTTTACGAGAAACAAGATTTTGACCCTGATGCCAAAAAACATGGAATCGTAAAACACCATCTGGCCGGGGCAATCTTTTCGTTGCTTTGCGTCCTGCAAACGCTGGAGAAGCATCCTCATCTTGACGATCGGTTTTTTCTTAACACAAAAAAGGATATTGATCCAATTGATGAATTATTAACGAAGGATGATTAAAATGCAAATCAAAATAAATGAAATATTTCAATCCATATCAGGCGAAGCCGGGCACCCGAATTTCCCGCAAGGAACCTTCTGTACTTTCATTCGTTTTCAAGGGTGTAATCTGCGGTGCACGTGGTGCGACACCCAGCATTCACAAGATCCGGACGGTGGGCAGTGGATGGAGATCGAAGATATTATTTCGGCAGTTGGCAGCAATTCCAATGTGGTAATCACAGGTGGGGAGCCTTTACAGAATCAATTGGAGCTTGAATGCTTAATCGATGACTTAATCGGAGAAGGTAAAAAAGTACAGATTGAAACAAACGGGTCGTTCTTGCCTTATAGATTTAACACCGAGTACACGCCTCAGGTTACATGGGTGTTTGATTACAAGCTACCGTCTTCCGGGATGGAATTACTGATGATGCCGATAATGCCATATTTCCAGCAGGCGCTGAAATCCAAACAAGCAGTGGTAAAATTCGTTTTCCACAATGAACAAGATATTGATGTGATGATTTCCGTAATGAAAATCTTCCTTGATCATCTGCCTTATCTTGGATTCGCCCCTTTCATCGTATCACCAACAGGTTTTGGCCGCTCATTTAGCCTGGATGCTGTAAAAAAGATTTTCGAGCAAAACCTTCAAAATTATTGCATTTTCAGTCTGCAAAGCCACAAACTTTTGGATCTGAAATAAAAAATTCCAAAAAGTTGACCACAAAACAGTATATAAGTCAAACGCAGTATAAATCAGCCATTCAGGCAAAACTTAAAAACAAAAAGGAAACGATCATGAAAAAAGAAACAGCAAAAAAAGCAGCACCGAAGAAAGTCGAGCCCATCGAATTGACCAAAGCAGTTTTACTGGCAGCGGCCAAAGACATCAACGAAGCCGATATTGCTGACCCGCCCATTAATACCAAAGGCGCCACCGAAGCCCAATTGATCAAAGCGCTCAAAGCTGCCGCGGAGATCATTGAGCCGGAAGACCCTTTGACCCCGGAAACCTTTGAAGTCCTGAAGGCAGTCGCGGAAATGGATGATGACGCGGATGCTGAAGAACCTGATCTGGATGCTATTGACACTGCTGAGGCAATTGATGTGACGGACGATCCGGATTTCGATGATGAAGAGGACAAGCCGCTGGAAGATTTGACAGTTGAAGAACTCCAGAACAAATGCAAAGCCGCCGGAATCCCTTTCAAGGCCAAAAAGACGACCAAAGCTCAGTTAATTGCTGCGTTGGAAGCGCATGAAGCAGCGCAGGAAGAAGACGCCAGCGAAGAAGATGAGCCGGAGCCGGAAGCAAAACCGGAAAAGAAAGCCGGAAAGCCTGCTAAAGTTATAAGAGGGAGCGGCGCAGAAAGAAGGGCACTCGAAGAGGAATTGATTAAGAAAGGAAAATACACCAAAACAGAAATCATTGAAAAAACCGTTGCAAAATTTCCTGAAATATCAGCGTCCACTGTGCGAACAGAATTGACAGATGGAAAAAACCCGAAATACAACAAATGGCCCACATTGGTTAAAGAAAGCGAAAAAGGCATTCTTTCGTTTTAATGAAAACCGTTCTTTCCTTATCAGGAGGCATGGACTCGGTGACCCTACTCGGTGTTTTGCTTGAGCAGGGCCACTCTGTTTATCCTGTAATTTTCACGTATGGGTCAAAGCACAATCAATACGAGAATGCAGCGGCTTTTGAAATTGCCCAGTATTACCGGGACAGGTATGCCGACATACAATTGCCTACCCATATTGATTTGACCGCGGCTTTTTCAGCATTCAAATCCGACCTGTTACTTTCTGGTGGTAATATTCCGGAAGGCCATTATCAAGCGGAGAACATGCGTAAAACGGTGGTGCCTGGCAGGAATACCATCTTCATCGCGTTCATGCTGGGAATCGCTGAATCCTGCGGCGCAAATGCCATTGCATTGGGGGTGCATTCCGGGGATCATCATATTTACCCAGATTGCCGTGCCGGGTACATCGCATCCATGAATCAGGCCATAATTCAAGCTTCCAATGGCGAGATCCGGATTGACGCCCCTTTTCTTCAAGATACGAAAACAACCATCTTGGAAAAAGGATTTGAATTATCAATTCCGGTTCCGTATCACTTGACACGGACGTGCTACAAGGACCAGCCACTCAGCTGCGGAAAATGCGGCAGTTGCCAGGAACGCTTAGAGGGCTTCGCAAATATCAATAAAAAGGACCCGATTCAATATGAATAAAATATACTATTCTCCGATTGATTTTGAAAAGGATGTCAAAGCAATTATTCAGGAAATTACCCCATGCCGGCATCGGTATTCCAGTATCTATGGTGTTCCGTCCGGCGGGGTTCCTTTAGCAGTCGCGTTATCTGCCGGGATGCATTTAAAGCTGACGAAAGAACCAAATGAAGCTACCCTTATTGTGGATGATATAATCGATTCCGGTGCCACCAGGCAACGATTCCCTGAAAATGACTTCTTTGCGATTCATGGTCGTCCTGAAATGCCGGTTTTGGCCGGAGGTGCCTCTACTGATTTTCTCCATACTACTAAAGACTGGATTGTGTATTTCTGGGAAGGTGACGAAACAAGATCCATCGGGGATTCCGTAGTCAAACAATTGCAGTACATCGGCGAAAATCCGGACAGACAAGGGCTCCAAGAAACGCCGGATCGGGTGGTCAAATCATACAAGCATCTGTATTCTGGGTACCAGAAAGATCCTGCGGATATCATGAAATGCTTTGATTCTGAAACATATGATCAAATCATTCTGTTGAAGGACGTTGAAATGTTTTCAATGTGCGAGCACCACATGCTGCCATTTATCGGCAAAGCGCATATTGCATATATCCCAAATGGAAAGGTGCTCGGGATTTCAAAGCTGGCGAGGCTGTTAGAGATTTATTCCAGGCGCCTTCAGATTCAAGAACGGATCGGCGAGCAAATCACCGAGGCTCTAATGCAGCATCTGAAACCACTGGGTGCCGCCTGTATTATTGAAGCAAAGCACCTTTGTATGCAGATGCGCGGCGTGGAGAAACAGCATTCGATGATGGTCACCAGCAGCCTCAAAGGAACGTTTTTAACGGATGCATCAGCAAAACAAGAATTAATGAGATTGATTTAAATGCGCGATACAATGGATAAAATAGTAACAAGCTATTTTAATGCAATTACATCAGAGCGGTTTGAATACAAAGGCCATATATATATACCCAAGGCTTTGATAGTAAAGCCCTCATTATTACAGCCAATTAAATGCATTCTTGGATGTGGTGCTTGTTGCTCTTGCTTCTCTCTTGATTACCTGCCTTCGGAAAAGCAACCAAATAATGTTAAGGCCCGTCGAGTTAAATTAAATGGAGTTAATTATGAAATTATATCTGATACGCAGGTCGAAAATAAAGAGCATCATTGCAAATACGTATCTAAAGAAGACGGGTATTCATACAGTTAACCCTTTTAGTTGTGATTTTGAATTAATTCGATTTTATATTTATCAATCATCTGCACATCCAAATATATTATCACAAGCTGTATATGGCAGGGCGTGGAATATGCTTCGAGCCACGGATCAAAAACGAGGTGCGCAATGCATTTCAAATGACAGATTCCGAACACACGCAAGTATTGAAGCTGTAATTCGTAAAATTAAAAGACTGGAAGAATGGTGTAATTATTTTAATTTAAAAAACAAATGCAGCCAAATCATTGAATGGGCGGAAAATACAGCTTTACGGAATAAACCACTCACTATTTTATAGGAGCGCACATGAAAAAAGAAGGACAGCATTTAAATAAACTTGGATCCGAAAAAACCGTATATGAGTACGCAGATCCTTCTATCGAAATTCTGGAAACATTTGAAAACAAGTACCCGGAATCAGAATATCAGGTTGAGTTCATTTTTCCTGAATTCACATCGCTGTGTCCGAAAACGGGACAGCCTGATTTTGCAAATATCATCATCCAGTATGCACCTGACAAAAAGTGCATCGAGTCCAAATCATTGAAGATGTACTTCTTTGCATTTCGTTCCTGCGGATCTTTCATGGAGACCATTACAAATAAAATACTTGAAGACTGCTTTGCCGTCTGTTTGCCGCGATGGATGAAAGTCGTCGGGCAATTCAATGCAAGAGGAGGGACTGTAATCAATGTCACAGCAGAAAGAGCAAAATAAAAAACCCTTTATTATGATGGACAGCGGGGCTTTTTCTGCGTGGAATAAAAAAGCCTCAATTGATATTGAGGAATATACAAAATTCTGCCTTAAATACTTGGATAATATAGATTTTGTTGTTAATTTAGACGTAATACCTGCTGAATTTGGTAGAAAACCAACAAAAGAAGAGGCTGAGATTTCTGCAAAAAAAGGGTGGCACAATTATCAATTTATGTTGAGCGCCGGCATTCCTAAAGAAAAATTGCTACACGTTTTCCATCAAGGTGAAGATTTCAAATGGTTAAAGCGTATGTTGCAGATTCCATATATTGGCCTTTCTCCTGCAAATGACAGAACAACAGAACAAAAAATAACATGGCTGGATTCTTGCATGCCTTACGTTACAGACGCAAAAGGGATGCCTCTTAATAAATGGCATGGTTTTGCCGTAACATCTCTTCGTCTCATGCTTAGATATTCCTGGTACTCAGTAGATTCGACATCTTGGCAGGCAACAGGAAGAATGGGTGGTGTTATTGTGCCTAAATGGCAATCGAATAAATTCCAATATCTGGTGAATCCTTGGAAAGTTTCGGTGTCCAACAGATCCCCGAATCAAAAAGAAGCAGGGCAGCATTTAACGACCTTTTCACCATTTGAGCAAAAGATTATCCAGCAATACCTTGATCGCAAAGGATTCAAGGTAGGCCGTTCTGAGTTCCGGACTGAATCTGATAAATATAAATTGATAGATGGGGAGCGGTGGAATGGGAAAGCCGCAAACGGAAAGCGGGAGGTTGAAACGGTTATTGAAGCTGGCCTCTGCAATGATTACAAACAGCGGGATGAATTGAATATTATTTATTATCTGGATCTGGAAAAAGCAATTCCACCGTGGCCGCAGCCATTTAAAACCAAAAGAAGCAGGGCAGGATTTGAATTATGAAGATATTTATAGCAGGCGGGATGTCTTTATTTAACAACATTCCTTTTGAAAAAGAAATGTACTTAAAACACCAGTATAATAGGCTGCCCTCCTTTTTTTTCATTAAGCATTATTTTGAAAAATGGTGGGTCGCATTTATTAATTTTGAAAAGGAGCATAAATGAAAATTATCAAATCAAATTTACTCGGGCAGCTGAACCAGCTCAAGCTGGCACTCGCTAACAAGGACATCATAGAACACTCGAACCACTTCGCATTCCTCGGTGACAAGATCGCAGCGTACAATGACGACATTGCCTTATCCGTTCCAACCGGCATTAACATCTGCGGGGCAGTGCCAGCGGCCGAATTAATCAAGCTGCTGAACAAGCTGAAAACGGATGAAATTGACCTGGAAATCGAAGGCGGTGAAATGCTGTTCCAGTCCGGCAAGATGAAAGGTGGCATTAAATTTGATCCGGAATGCAAATTACCCCTGGAAGAACTCGGCCAGATGAAGAAGTGGCGCGCCGTTCCCAAAGACTTTTTGCAGGCTGTAAAAACCTGCCTCTTTTCAGCATCAAAGGACATGAGCAAGCCGAAACTCACTTGCGTGCATGTTATGGAAAACAACGTGGAGTCCTCAGACAGCTTCCGCATGACAAGAGTCATTATTCAGGATGCTATCGCTTTTGAAATGCTGTTACCGGCCGCAAACGCGCAGCACCTTGTTAAGTACGATATGGAAAAATACTGCAAGACGGATGGCTGGGTGCATTTCAAGACGAAGGAAAATCTGATCTTTTCCGGCCGCATCTACCTGGAGCAGTACCCGGATTTAACACCGTTCTTTGAGATCGAAGAACCCACCGAAATCCAGTTTCCGAAATCATTGTTGGAATCGCTGGAGCGTGCTGAGGTGTTCGGCAAAGCTGATATCGACATTGACAGTGAAATCGCTGTGAAGATTGAAGACAAGAAAATCACTGTGCGAGGGCAGAACGATATCGGCTGGTCGGAAGAAAGTATGAAGATATCGTATACCGGCAATCCCATTGAATTCAAGATCCATCCTGAGCAGTTCAGGGACGTGCTGACCAGAACCAGAATCGTGCATATTGACAAAGGCTGCTCCCGGATCTTCTTTGAGGCAGACGGCTTTTCACATTTATTGGCGCTTACATCATAATGGCAAAGCGCGGTTTCTTCTCCAGAACGGAGACAGCTTCACTATCCATCGGCAAGCAGGTTCTTTCCTGCCCATCCTGCGGGCTGTATAAAAACTGCCAGTCACCCAGGATGGAGCCGTATGGAGAAGGCAAAAAGCGGATTCTGATTATCGGTGAAAGGCCGGAAGAAGTAGATGATCAGAAAAATGCTTTATGGCAGAGCAGGAACGGGCGATTGCTTGCCAGAATGCTGAAGCAATACGGCATTGATCTATACGAGGACTGCAAAAGCATAAATGCAGTTTCGTGCTATTCACCAGATGAACCAACAGAGCATGAAATCAACTGCTGCCGTGCTCGTGTCTGGCAAGTGATTAAGGAATTCAATCCGTCTGTCATCATTCCGCTCGGTGATGCGGCTGTGCAAACGCTTATTGCGCATAGGTGGAAGGAAGATATAGGCAAGATTGGTAAGTGGCGAGGATGGCAAATCCCGGACCGAGAAACGAAATGCTGGATTTGCCCTTCGCTTGCGATTCCATTTGTGAACGAATATAAGAATCATCTTGCAAAAACGATTCTTGAGGACGACCTCAAAAAAGCGGTCCAATACGCCGAAGAAACATATTTATATAGCCCTGAATTCAGTGGAATGCCTGATGAAGCCAGCATGATTCAATATCTGCCGGAATCAGATAAAGCTGATAAAATTCTGATGGATTTCTTCAAAACGAAGCCGGATCTGATCGCTTTTGATTATGAAACCACCGGGCTGAAACCGTACGGAGCAGGACATAAAATCGCATGCTGCTCAGTTGCCACGAATGATCAATGTTTTGTTTTCTGGTACCCGTACGGATTTAATGCCTTGCAGCGAATACTCCGATCAAAAACCATCCAGAAAACGGCGCATAACATTAAATTTGAGCGTATCTGGACAAAAGTAATACTTGGATATGATGTTCAGAATTGGGGCTGGGATTCGATGGCTTCAAGCCGTATAATGGATAATGGCAGAGGGGTGTCTGGGCTCAAGTTTCAGGTATACGTGAATTTCGGGATTGCTGATTATGATTCTAAGATTGGCGAGTTCCTGAAAGGCGAAGAGAAAGGCAATGGAAACGCATTCAATCAAGTTTTTAAGGCTCCCAGAAAAGAACTTCTCAAATATTGCGGCCTGGACAGTATATTTGGATATAAACTAACAATTCGGCATCAGCACTTTTTGGGGTATAGATAATGGATTATTTGGAATTCCTTGAGAGTAAAAAAATAGGATTTGAATCATTCGGTATTGATATCGAAGAATCCGAATTGAATCCTATGCTTTTCGATTGGCAGAAGATCATTGTAAAATGGGCATTGAAAAAAGGTCGTGCGGCATTATTTGAGGATTGTGGTCTCGGAAAAACACCACAACAATTAGAATGGGCACATCAGATTTGTCGGAAGACAAAAGGTAATGTTTTAATCCTTGCGCCGCTGGCTGTTTCGAAGCAGACGAAAGAAGAAGGTATTAAATTCGGGATTAAAGTAAATATCTGCAAAGATCAATCCGACGTAAAGCCTGGAATCAATATCACAAATTATGAAAAGCTTCATAATTTTGAACCGCATGCATTTACAGGGATTGTGTTGGATGAATCCGGCATCCTGAAAAACTTTGCCGGAAAATACAAAAACGAAATAATCGAAGCATTTCAAGAAACAAAATACAAATTAGCATGTACAGCAACCCCCGCACCAAATGATTATATTGAATTAGGAAATCACGCTGAATTCCTCGGTGTTTGTTCGAGGTCTGAAATGCTCTCTATGTTCTTCATCAATGACGCAAGTCATACCGGTGATTGGCGACTGAAAGGGCATGTAAAAGAAAATATCTTCTGGCAGTGGATGTCGTCATGGTGTGTAATGCTGTCAAAGCCGTCTGATTTAGGTTTTGAGGATGGCGGATTCACGTTACCGGAAATAAAATACTATGAGCATATTATCAAATCCACAGCGAAGCCAAAAAGAGGATTCTTTCTTGAAGAAGCGGCAACGCTTAATGATCGGCGCAAGGTTCGGTCGGAAACAAATGATATTCGATGTAAAGCCGCATCCGACTTGATTAATCAGACTAATGATTTATGGGTATGCTGGTGCAATCTCAATCCTGAAGGTGATTTACTTACTGAATATGTAGATAATGCATTACAGGTGGCCGGGCGCCATTCTGATGAAATTAAAGCAAAGAGGATGCTTGATTTTGCGCACGGAGATATTGAAAGGCTCGTTACAAAACCAAAGATCGCAGGCCTCGGGATGAATTGGCAGGTATGCCATAAAGCAGCGTTTGTCGGGCTATCAGATTCATGGGAACAATTCTATCAAGCAACCCGGCGGATTTACAGATTCGGGCAAACAAAGCCTGTTGAAATTCATATCTTCATCGAAGAGCGAGAAGGCGCGGTTCTTCGGAATATCCAGAAAAAGGACGAAGCCGCAAAGGATATGATGGCCGGAATGGTGAAGCACATGCAGAAATTAACAATATCAGAATTCAAGACATTAAAACGAAGTACGACTGACTATAATCCTTCGATTGAAATGGAGTTACCGAAATGGATAAAATAATAGAAGAGATCAATTTCTATGATCAGCGTTTGAAAGAAGCGCACGCAAAGCTATATAAAGAAAAGCGAAGAGAAATAAAACGACTCCAAAAAACGCAAGTGCTTGATCAAAAGATCACTGAAGCATATTCGGCGTATAATGGCGATTGCGTCGAGGTGATTAAAGGGTTGCCGGATAATTCAATCCACTATTCTGTATTTTCGCCGCCGTTCGCTTCATTATTTACGTACTCTGATTCTATTCGGGATATGGGGAATAATACAGGGAATGAATTCAAAGATCATTTTGATTATTTGATTCCTGAACTTTACCGCGTGCTGATGCCGGGGCGTTTAGTTTCCGCACACGTCATGAACATCCCCATGACAATTACGCATGACGGAATTATGGGAATTAAAGATTTTCGTGGTGGTGTTATTTCCGCATTCAGCAAGCATGGATTTATTTTTCATTCTGAAGTCTGCATTTGGAAAGATCCGCTATTGCAGGCCGTCAGAACAAAAAAACTTGAATTGGCGCACAAGCAAATTGTGGCGGATTCTACAAGATGCGCTATGGGGTTTCCTGACTACATCGTAACTTTTCGCAAGCAAGGCGAAAATAAAGAACCGGTAACACATCCCAATGGACTTGAATATTATATCGGGGAGGAAAAAGATGACCCGAAAGAGCGGAAACAGGAAGATCAGGCAAAAAACAAATACAGCCATCACGTTTGGCGTAGGTACGCCGATCCAGTATGGGATGATATACGGCAAACAAACACGTTGAATGTCCAGCAGGCCAAAGATGAAAGGGATGAAAAACATATCTGCCCGTTACAGCTTGACGTAATTGCGCGCTGCCTTGAGTTATGGACAAATACAGGTGATATTGTCCTTTCCCCGTTTGCCGGTATTGGTTCGGAAGGATATGTTTCATTACAAATGAAAAGAAAGTTTATCGGCATTGAATTGAAGGATTCATACTATCGGCAAATGCTGAAATATTTAAAACAAGCATCCAGGATTAGGAAGGGGCTTTTCAATGCAGACGCAAAAAGCGATGAATCTGATTCTTGAAGAACTGGAATTAGCGAAAAAGAAATGGCCGAAGTGGGTTATTGACCCTGTTCATGCATCTGGCATTCTGAATGAAGAAGCAGGCGAAACGATGCAAGCAAGCCTTGATTTCTGTTACTCAAATGGAAGCATAGAACAGATGAAAAAAGAAGCGGCCCAGGTGGGTGCAATGGCTATTCGTTTTCTTGAAAATTTAGATTCATACCGTCCAATCCAGAGGTATAAATAATGCTCGGAAATCCAGTACCAATGATGAAAGAAGCGTATCAGCTTCTGCATGACGGCCTCCTTGCATTATCAGATGCAGAAATGAACGGAATCCGGATTGATACCGAATACTGCGAAAAGCAGAAAAGGAAACTGGCAAAACGGATTGATCTTTATACGAAGCAGCTCCTTGAAACAAAGCTGGGGCTGGCGTGGAAGCTGCATTGCGGCAGGGATTTAAATTTCAATTCGGATACCCAGCTTCGGGACGTTCTTTTCGATCAACTGAAAATCAAATCGAAGAAGCTGACAGCGAAGAACAAAGATGCCACCGATGCTGAGGCTTTATCTGGTATTAATGTAGAAGGAATTGATCTGCTGATCAAGCGCAGAAAAGCATCAAAAAATGCAGGATATCTTGACGGGCTGCTTCGGGAGCAAACAGATGGCATCCTGCACACGATGTTCAGCCTGACGATTGCAATTACGTACCGCTCCTCGTCGCAGTTTATCAACTTCCAGAATCTGCCCAACCGCGACTTGGAATCAATGAATTTAATCCGCGG